GTGGAAATGACCGAACACTACGCGAACATCGAACCGAGCCGCGCCGAAGTGGACGCGCTGGAAGGCCCCGTGCTGCTGGAGTTCGGCACCGCCTGGTGCGGCCATTGCCGAGCGGCTCAGCCGCTGCTGGCAAAGGCCCTGGCTAAGCGCAGCGGCATTTCTCATCTGAAGATCGAGGACGGCCCGGGGCGCCCGCTAGGACGTTCGTTCCGGGTCAAGCTCTGGCCGACGCTGATCCTGCTGGAGAACGGCCAGGAGCTAGCGCGTGTCGTACGTCCGCAAAACGAGCAGGCCATCGCACAGGCGCTGGGCGAGGCGGGAAAGGCCTGAGGTTGCGCGTCATTCGCGGCGCAACGCAGCTCGATAGGCATGCTCGCCTCCATAGCCCGGCGAGGCGTGGCATAATCCGCCGTCCAGTTTTGCAGGAGCCTTGGAGAGTCGTTTATGTCCGAATCAGATCAGCGGTTGTGCCTATACGGAATCAAAGCCTGGGACGCCGCACGGATCAGGCTCAACGCCTAGTGCCGCACGGCTTTCGGCCATTTCACACGCTAAGAAATCCGCTCTTTTGCGCAATCTCCCGCGCAAATAGAATCAAACACTTACATTTGCGTTTTGGGGAAGGAATTCCCCCTATCTCGGCCCGTCCGGGCAACCTCAATCCCCCTTCACAGAATCGTAGGCCCGCTCACATGCGGCACCCGCTATTCCCCGTTCGTCGGCGACTCCAGCATAGAGTTGAGCAGCCTCTCCAACCCGGCCGAGCAGGTCGGCTCGCACTCGGGCGGCGCTTTCGGCTGCCTGGCTGAGCTGGGCAGTGATGGCATTGCCGGCGTCACGACTGCGTTGCTCAGCTGCGGCGAGGCGCTGCTGCAGGCGCTCAAGAGCACTGCCAGCGCGCTCAGCGTCAGTACGCGCTGCAGCCAGTTGTTCCTGTGCCTCTGCATCGGCTTTCTCCGTCGCGGCCTGGCGCCGCTGGTTTTCTTGAATGACGAACAGCGCAGCGCGGCGGTCGCGCTCGCTGACTTCGGTGCGGTAGGAGGCAAGATCGGTTTGCGCCTTGGAGGCATCAGACTGCGCCGATAGCACGCGCAGCTGCTGCCCGCCGGCTACAACGGCCAGGGCCAGCAGCCAATAGGCCCAGCCGGGCACGAGATTCAGCCAGGCGCTCATCGCATCACCTCCCGCACCGCAGCGGCGTAGCGCGCCGGCCAGCGCTCCGGATGCGGTTTGCCCGGGCGCCAGGTGCGCAGGTACAGATCCCACCCGCCAGCGGCGTCATGCTCGCTTGGCAGCGGCTTCGGATCGGTCCAGAGCAGCAGCCGGCCGAAGGCGAACGCCAGCACGTCATCACGCTCGAGCGCAGCCCACACGGCGGCAGGCTCAGGCGCAACTCCGCGCGCCGCACACACTCGCCGGGCGTGGTCACGGCTCGATGGGTGATTCAGCACGCCGCGCACGCCGCCGCCTTGTTCGAATTGCAGCAGCCCGCGGGCTGGCCCGGTCGGCCACTGGCGGCGCCGCTGTTCCGGATCTTCCTGCTGCGTGATCGCCAACAGCATGATCTCAGCCTCTCGGCTAGACATTCGCGCAGGCAGCAGCGCGAGAGCGGGCGCTATGGCTCGCTCCCGTAGTTCAGAGAGGGTCATTCCATTTACTCCAGGCAGAAAAAAGCCCGCTCAGAGGCGGGCGATATAGCGAATGGTTAATCAGATCGGGGGCGCACAGTCTTCGGCGAAAATGACAGGTGTTTCGGCTACACGCATCCCCTGCTGGGCGCCGGCCCAGTAGCCTCCGAACAGGAGCGCTGCTCCAAGGCCGAACGCGATTAAAATGCGGCCGAGTGCGGGCATGAGCAAATTCCTTTTTGCATGGACGGGGGATTCAGTTTCGCACCGCTGGCGTGCAGTCGGCGTGACGGCAGTAGCGGTTTTTGCCGCCTAGCCTGCGTCACGTGAACTTCAGGGTTACGCTCGCGCTGGAAAAAGGGTTCTGTGTCGCGTTGAAGTTGAGGCGACTGTAGGCGCCATAACTGGCGAAACTTGTTGCGGCGCTTTTGGAAAACGCAGCTGAACCGATTGTCATCGTGCTGAACGGTATCCCCGCCTCGCTAGACACGCCACGAACCAATACAGATAACTGCCCCTCAGACCAGTAAACCGCCATCAGCTCCCCGGCTGTCTCGCTCCCGCCCGTGGACATGGGGTCTGCGCTTGGCTTGGGTGGGTGCGAGCTGCCGAACGGGCCGTCAGAGACGTTGCCCGAGTAACCCGAATACCCCGAGTAACCGAATTCATTGGTGCCACGTGTTATCACGTACTCCCCTGGGGTTTCAGCCTTTCTCGGAAACCCCGCCACCACACCGGGCATCATGCTGCCACCGTTTGGCCGATCACGTCCCATTCGTTCGTGCCGACTTTCTTCAGGGTTACGGTCATGCGCGCCGTCATGTTGAGCGTGCCTCCTGAGGGCGCGTTGAGGGTAACGCCGCTGGCGGCGGCCAGCGTGACGTTGCCCAGTGCGCGGACGGTGACCTCGGTGCCGATCTCAAACGCCACGGATGCGTTTGTCGGTACCGTCAGCGTGATAGAGCCCGTAGTAGCAGGTCGCACGTAGTTCCAGGCGTCAGTCAGGGCCAGCGTGCGGGTCGTAGCCGTGGCGACGAGAGTGGACTTGTCCTGCTTGGTGGCGGGATCGAAGTTGCCGGTGTGCCAGACGTCTTGCCAAGCAAACCAAGTTCCGCCGTAGCTCGTGCGCCACTTCAATGTGCCTGCATTTGATCCAGTTCCATACGAAATAGCGAGCTGGGTGCAGTTGCTGGTGACGCCGTACTCTAGTACCAGACAGTACCAGTATGACGTGCCACCGCCCGGATTATTGGGGTTCGTTGTGCCTAGTAACTTATGCCACCAGCCAGGCGACGTAATAGTGTTCCAGTCTGTAGTTGAATCTACGCCGCTAGTTGCAGAAGGCGTTGCCAGATAAGTACTACCCTCCTTACCCACCCCAAACAACCCCATCGCCGCCCGGACGAACGCCGTGGTCGCAATAGACGTGTCGTTGTCGGTAGTAGCTGGCGTCGGCGCAGTTGGGTTGCCCGTTAGCGCAGGCGAGTCCAGCGGAGCTTTCAGCCCAAGCTGCGCCTGCAACTTTCCGAACGCTGCCAGCACGCTGTCCGACGCAGCCACCGCTGCAGAGCTGGCCAGGCTGAGCCCGGTCAGCACAGTGCTGCGCACCCTAGCGGCGGTAAAGTAGAGGTTGCCAGTGCCTTCCGGCACAGCGTCCGTGCTGCCTGGTGACGAGGTGATTTCGCTGTAGGCGGTACCAGTCCAGCGGTACTGTTTGGTCGGGTCCGCAGCACTCGCGCCGTTGATGGCAATGTAAATTTTTCCGGTCTCGCCAGTAGCCGGGAAGTTGCTCGTCGCTGCGTACTCGAGCACGTCATCGACGTAGCTCGGCAGCTGGCTGGCCGGAATGCGGGCGAACTGGTCAAGGGTCGGGATGCCGCCAGACACGCCGCGCTCGGTCGTGCTGATCTTCCCGTCAAGCGCAGTTTGCAGGCCAGACACGGTGCTTATCGCTTGCGTGCCGGTGTGGGTGGCCCGGTCGCGCAGCTGGGCATCCGTCGCGTTTGCCGTGGCGCCGGTAGCGATGCCGTCGAGCTTCGTCTTCATCGCGCTTGCAGCCCACCAGGCAGCAATCGCCTGGAACACGCGCTGGGCGGTCCAAGCGCGGCGGGTCGTAGCGATTCCGGCTTCGGCTTCAGCCTGGGTGACGGTCGACGCCGTCCACTCGCGGGCGTCGGTCAAGCGGGGATCTGATGTACCAACCTTGCCAGAATACAGCGCCTTGATGTCCGCGCCGATTGCCTGCACAAGTGCAGTGATGCGGGTCTGTAGGCTCATGGTTTACGCCTTGGCTGTGGTGTAGTCCGCGACGAAATCGCGCTCTGGGTTGCCGACGCCGATGTTGGTGCACGCTTGGAGCTGCTGCGCCGTGGTCAACGTCTGCGCCGCATCGTAGCGCACGCGATTTGCGATCTCGCCGGCGATGGTCGCAGCGAAGTTCGGGTCGTTGTTGAGCGCATCTGCCAGCTCATTCAACGTGTCGAGCGCCGCGCCTGCCCCATCGATCAGCTCATTCTTCAGTGCAGCCGAGGCCGCGGCGATGGAATCGAAGATTTTGTCGGCCGACCAGGTGACGGACGTTGCGCCGTCGCCTGCGTTGTCGTCGATCACGGCACCGGAGGAACCTAGTAGGCCGTACAACTCGTTGATCGCGGCAACCAGGTTGCCCTTGGCGGTCGTGCTCAGCGCAGTGAGGTCGCCCTGCTTGGTGCGAAGGTCTTTGATATCCGCGCCAATGGCTTGAACGACGGCGATGATTTTGGTTTCTAGGGTCATGTGTTCAACCTTTTGCGAGGATGTAGTAGGCGAGAGGGTCTGGAATCAGGTCATCGCGGACGTATAGGCCGTTATCACTGCCTTGAGTCAGGCGGTTGTCTGGGTCTTCGCTGATCAGCGGTGCGTCGCCAGCGCCCGGCGCGTCTTTGCCGGGCGGCCCGGGCGGACCCTGCTCCCCTGCCGTTACGACGACCGTCTCTGCGTCCGGCTCCAGGCCGACTGCGTATTCGGCGCCGTGCTCGATGACCAGCACCTCGGGGTCGCCGCAGATAGCGATACTCATGTGGTCACCTCGCGGCTGACGGTGACGGCCCCCTGCAGGTAGCGCTGGACGGTGCCGTCTGCGTACTCGACTTCAAGGTCGTACACGCCATCGGTCCACGTAAGCGCGGCCGTTTGCGCTGCGCTCATGGTGCGCGTCAGCGTGCCGGGGCCAGTGATGGCCAGGCCGCCGTTTTCCGTGTTCAGTTCGAGCAGAAGAGCGCCGCCGAGGCCTGCGCGGATCTGCATGCGGGCGGTGGCGCCGGTCAGGTCTACCGGTGGCTTGTAGATCAGCTGCCCTCCGGCTGGGTTGAGACCGAACGCGGATAGCGCGTTGATCTCCAGCGTGTCAGCATCGATCACGGTCACGCGGTGCGGGCGCTCACGCGGCGAGCGGTTGACACCCTGCATATTGCTGACGCCTTCCACCCACGCCAGCCAGTTGCCCGGCAGCCCGTGGTCTACGGTGAGGCGCAATGGCGAGCCGCCGAGCGCGGTGATCGGCCGGTATTCATAGCGCGGCTGCATCAGCCGCAGGGTGTCGCGCAGGGTCGAGCCCTGCACGATGTGCAGATCGAGTTTTGCTGGCTGCATGGTTGCTCCGGGCGTAAAAAAGCCCACCGGAGTGGGCGCGGGGCGGCGGACTATCAGCTGAGCGGCAGCTCGGCCCACTCCCAATAGGGGTTGTCGTTGGGGTCCAGATAAAACCGGCTCACCCAAACCTTTCCGGGATAGGTGGCATCGAACCCCATCGCCGGGCCGGTCGGCCACGGCGGCTGTCCGTCGCTCAGGTAGACGCGCAACTGAGGCTGCCAGTCGGCGGGTGAGCTGGTACCGGTGGAGATGTAATGGTGCCCGGTGGCCGTGTCGACATAGTGGGCCGCCACGCTGGGAGGGGCATCGGTGGGCGCGCCCGCGCCGGATAGTACATGCTCAACGCTCGACATATTTAAGCTCCGTAGATGAGATGGTTGCCTTGGTCGTCGGTAAGCGCCCTGCCGTCGCTATCGATCAGCGCATTGGCCGGCAGGTCGCTGCCCCCGCTCTCAAGCGCCTCGACGCGCGCGGCGAGCGCTGCCAGCTGGGTGAAAACGTCAGCAAGCGCGCCGGCAGTGATGGCGCACCAAATGAGCGTGCCCGCCGGCCAGTACGCTTCGAGCGTCCCCTCCTGGCCGCGCGCGATGCTGTACCCGTCAGCGTGCCCGGTCAGGCGGATGATTTCGGTTTCGCCGGGCGTCGTGGGGTTTAGAGTTGCGGACAGCGTGAGCAGGTATTCGGCGCCCTCCACCAAGGCCAGGCGACTGATGGCCCCAGCAGGGAGCGGCAAGGTAGCTTGGGCAGGGCTGAGCCCGGCGGTCAGTTCGTACTGCCAGTTGTTTATGTAATTCATATCTACACCCAGCTGCGGTATCTGTCGGAAAGGTTGCGAACAACCTGGCCTGTTATCGGGTTGTAGGACCCGATCTGCCAGGCCGAAAGCGTGCCGCCGCCAGGGGCTCCAAATTCAAATTTCTTGAGTCCGTGGTCGACCCCGCCCGGGTAGAGCGCATCGCCGCACCAGACCTCCGTATTTGGGATGCCGGAGATATCGACGCTGCCGTACCGGGTGGCCAGGATGTTGTTCGATATAATGATCACCGCATCGGGATACACCGTGCTGGTGAGCACGGGGTTTGTGTCTACCGGCGGCGGGTCGTCAGGCGCCCAGTCCACAGGCTCGGACCATGACCCCTCTATGGGGTAGGAGCCTGACTCAGTGTAAAGTTGCTCACCGTAGACGGACTCGCCGGTCTCCCAGCTCAAAATGCCCCCCGCTACGCTTCTTGACTCGCGATACACATGCACGCCGGAGACCGAGCCTTTCGAGTTGGTCAGCGTCACCGTCCGGGTATCGACCATACTGAAGCCCGCTCCTGCCCCTTGTGCGGTTGTGGTGTACTCGCGGATGTCCATTCGATCTTTGCGCCACGTGGTTACCTCGATGGAGCCATCGGGGTTGTACCAGGCCCATACTGGCGACTCGAAATACTCAGAGTGGACGGCCGTGCCGTCTGGCGCCTCGCCAACCCAGTAGTCATAGCCCGGGGGCGGGGTTTGGTTTCCACGCACCGCGACGATGTTCTCGTGAGTGGGCGAGTCAGCCCACCGGACCATCATGAACTCGCCCTTGTCCGACAATTTCGGATAGCGGTAGACCTCGGCCTGGACTGAATACGGCGCAACGAGGCGATGCGTGAGCCCAAAGCCGACCTCCGGGTCGCCAGTGATTGAGACCTCCAGCAGCGTGCGACCAACCGTTAGGTACTCCGTGGCCCCAATCAGCCTGCGCGGGGCGATCCAGTACAGGGCTGAGCGGCCATCAGGGCTTTCGTCCATCAGCTGGATTCGGTAGCTGTCGAGCGCATTCCCAAGGTATGACACATTGGGAATCTGCAGTTGCGCGCGACTCAGCTCAATGCTGGTTACGAAACGCCGGCCCACGCTCAGCGAGACCAGAACGCCCTGGTTGGCGCCCACCCCCCAGGTCTGTAGCGCCAGCTGGCGGCGCAGAACCCCGAACATAGGGACGTACATCGGATGATCGAACCCGAACGACATGTCCCCGTAGCAAAACGCGCTTTTTTGGGGGCCGCCCAGGTACTGGGAGCGGACAATCGCCCTGTTCAGCCATTGCTCATCGGGGTCGTCGCTCTCTACGTCTGGCTCAGCCATGCCGATGTCCCAGAGGTGGGTGTTATGCGCAAAGGCCCCGTCAGCTGAGCAGGGCATCCGCTTACCGCTGGGCAAAATCAGTTCGCACGGCGGGCCGGCCTGGGCTGGGCTCTCGATGAGCCCATGCCAGGGCCAACCCCACACGACCGGCACCTCGTCGAGCGGGCTATTCGGATAGGTCATTGCCGTACTCCATCACCACCGTTTCACCGTTAGCGTCTGTCATCCGTATGGTTTTAACGCCGCGCCAACGCGCCCAAACCAGGCCATCAGTGGTGGGTAGCAAGGCCTCGGGGTAATAGTCGCGATCAGGCACTTGCTTGCCGTTTTCGGCGCGCGTTTTTTCAGTCAGCGGACTAGCAATGCCTCCGCCGCCGCCGCCGCTGGCAACCGGTGCAGGCGATGTTCCGCGCCCGCGCTGCGCTGGTAGCGGCCCGACCGGATCAATACGAGGAAGCGGCTTTGCCTGGCGCTGAGGGGCGGTAAGCGACTGAATGTCGTCGGCCACGCTCTTGCCGGTGCGGCGCTTGATCATCGCCTCTCCGCCAGCCCGCCGACTAGCTTCCATAGCGGCACCGCTCTCACGCCGGCTACGCTCCATGGCGTCGCCACTAGCTCGACGTCGCTGCTCATTAGTCAGTGTCATGGTCATAGCTCCAGCAAGTCGTTGGGGATTCCGACGCGATACAGCGCTTCGGTAGTGCCAGTTCGCTCGTCGCGATACTCAGCACCGATCTCGCGGGTATCGATGTCAAATCGACGCGGGTATATCTCGGCCGGCATGTTGTCGTTCGCGTCGTAGTTGCCGGCGTAACCGGCGCGCTCTTCGTCATATGGGCCGATGGCGAACCCGGTGAACGGGTCGACCTGACGCCCGCCCAGCTGAGTACCAAGCAAAGGAGTCATCGAAGAGCCGAACGGCGGCAGGCTGGTGTCAGGGCTGGCCGGAACACTCAGAACGTCACTCGTACCACCGCCGCGCATGATTGCGACGCTGAGCGAGGTGATAGCTTCGCCACTGCCAAGATCGAACTGATGCACGATGCGTCTGCACTTGCCTCTGGCGTGAGCGCCCTGATCGTTGAGCTCTAGCGTGTGCGAGAGGTCGATACCCATGGCCATGCTCGACGGCACTTCCCAGGTGAGCGTCGTTTCCCGATGAGCGCCGATGATCTGCACTTGCCCCATGAGAAGCGCAGTTGCCAACGCATTGCTGCGCCGACTTTCGTCCGAAAGATCCTGGCTGCCGGTGCTGCCGTCACGGATTGGATCACTGCCCCAGGTTTCGGCAATGTCGCGCTCTACAGACAGCGTGTAGCCGGCGCGCTGAACGATCCGTGACTGTTCGGCTTCACCTGCCGCCGTCGCCAACACCAGCTTGTAGCTCTCGGTCACCGTCTGCACCCAGCGGCGGGCGCCAGTGAACGTGGCCGAAAGCCAGAGGTTGTCGAAGGTATTGACCCAGCCGTTACCGTCACCGCATGGGTTGGCCATCGACAGGGGCAGCTTGTAGCCGCCGACTCCGCCGAGCAGCTGTTGCCCGCTATCTGATACCGAAGCGGCAATCATCTCCGTACTGGGTAGGTCGGTTGACCATGTCCGCCAGTTACAGAACCCGCTGATGCCGCCGCCCGCGTTGATGTGCGTCCAGGTGTAGGGCTCGTTGAGCTGCCACAGCCGCTGATAGCGATAGCTGAATTCGATCTCAACCCGGTTCGTGGCTGCATCAAGGTCCGACTGCTGCAGCTCGATACGCTGATAAAGCGTGGTACCGGCGCCGAACACGAAGTGCGGCGGCCCGGCATACCAGCTGCTGACTCGCAGCGTGCCATTGGCGGAGCAGTCCAGGCTCACGGGGCGCGTACTCAGCCGCTCCTGCGCGTAGTCCCAATGGCTGCGACCCTCGACAGGCTCGAACAAGTCTTCCGACCAATACCCACCGACCAGCATATTGATAGCTTCAATGCTCATGCTCTCAACACGCTGCTGGAGCTGGTCGGAGCATTCGCAACTCAGCACGCGGTTTACCGGGTTCCAGTCGGCTCGACTGATCTGGCCGGTGTAGCTGCGCGCTTCTGTCGTCTCGCCTTGGCTTGTACTGATGTAGTCGATGGTGACCGTCTGGCCCTTCCAGTCAGGAGGCACGACGGCGACGCCTGGCGCGATGAACAGATCGAAGCCAGCGATGCCCGCGGCGCCCTCTTCCCGGTCAACGGTGACCGTGCCAGTCAGCTGAGCCGTTAGGTTCACGCCGCCCACCAGCACGCGCAGCGCCCACACGAACGACTTGCCGCTCACGATGTATTCGGGTTCAGCTGTTCCAGCTACGCCATTCAGCGGCACGGCGTTGAGTGGCGAGGCGTTGAGCATTAGGTTTCTTCCCAGGTGATGGACCAGCTATGGCTGGCAGTTCCTGAATCTTGCGTTTCGGACGGGCGACGGGCCTTGACGCTGTAGATCGGCATCCAGCAGACGCGGTAAAGCGTGGCGCCGGCGACGGCCGTCACGGTAGCGACGCCATCAGTGACGCTGCAGGGCGTGTTGACCCAATCGTCACCGACCAGCGCCTGAGCCCACGGCGCAACGTCCGGCCGCGGCGTTCCGCGCAGCGTGTGTGTTAGGGCTGTGCCCGTCACGCTCTGCACCTTCGTGGACCGAAGCTCCAGCGGCTGGGTGTAGTCGAGGCCGTGGAGCCCTGGCGGCATCCAGCCTGTTCCGCTGATCGTGCCGGACACACGTTCCCAATGCGTCATTGATACCAACGCGCCGTCGCTCATCCGCATCGACGTTTCACCGCCGATAGGCTCCTCGCTCAAAACCGGAGCGCCAGCGTGGAGCACGATCGGCACGCCGCCGAGCATGATTTGTGGTTGTGGCATTTCTCAGGCTCCAGAAACGACGAAGCCCGCACTAGGCGGGCTTTCGTTCGTCGTCGATGTGTCAGGCAGCATCAAGACCGAGCGTCAGTTGCAGCTGCTCGCGCCAGTGCTCGACCTGAGCAATCAGGCCAGGTTTGCGCCAGCGGAACTTGGCAAGTTCGCTGCCACTCAGGCTGGCGATATCGCTTGCTTCGGTCAAAGCCTTGCACGCTCGGTCGAACTGCTGCTTTTCAGTCAGCTCGCCACGTAGCAGCGCGTCTATGTGAAGGTCAGCCCATACGGCAAAGTCAGGAGATATCCAGCGAGCGAACGCCACGGCAAGTTTCGGGTGCAGCCAGGTGCCGCCGCCGCGCCCTCTCTGACCTCGAATCAAATCCCCCTTTTCGGGGGTATTTAGATGCCGCGCCAATGCCGCGATGTATTCCTGCGTCTCTTGAGTGCCGAGCCATTTATCAAGCCTGCGGCCTTCTCGCGCGGCGATCTCGGTTGCATTGATCCAGCCCTCGCTATTGAAGCGCACCGGCTGGCCCTGATAGTGGAACGGAATGACGTTACTGTCGCGCATCTGCATTACCTCGCTCACCAGTCGAATAGGAACGCAGCGGGGCGGACGGATGAGCGAACATCCGCCTTTCGGCTGTACGGGCCTAGCTGCGTGTTTGGGTGCCTTTCGGCGGAAACAAAAAGCCCCGGCAAGCAAGGGCTTCCGGGGCTTCGGGATAGGGACTTCACCAGCTGCAATCACGTTGATTGCACGAACTCCACAATGACCAAAATAGTGCGCCAAAGTGCAACATGGAGTCAACCTGCCGTCACCTGTGAGTGCGACCGTGCTTGCGCGCAGCCACGCGCAACTGGTCGAACGAATCGCGCAGCATCAACACCTCAACTTCAGATGATCCTTCGCCGATCGTGGCCCGCCCCCAGTTTTCAAGGCCAGACAAAGCGGATGGCTGCATGCTGGCAACCGTCCCGACCATCCCGCCATCGGCAAACCGAGGGATCGGGATGCCGCGGTTGAGTAGGTCGAGCGCGTTCTTGCCCAGCTTGCGAACCGCCGCCGCTCGGATGACGTACTCGCCATTCGAGAGAAGCGCGGGAATGCTGTCGCTGGTACCGGTGCCAGGGCCGCTGATGTATCCGCCATTGGCGTATCTAGTCGGCTCCGGGCCAGGGTCTTGCAGGGTGTAAGGCTGGCTGAAGTCGTATTCGGCGCCGATCTTGACGATGATTTCGCGCTTGGCTAGAGCATCCAGAGCGGCCTGCACTTGCGCCAGCGCGGCGTCGTCCATTTTTACGCTGACCGGCATATCCTCGAGCGCGGCGGCTGCCGTCTTGAGGTTAAGCATCTCCTGCTTGATGTCAGCGATTTTCTGCTCGGCACGGCTCTGCTCAATGTCATTGGCGGCCAGTTCGATGTCGCGAAGCTCGCCGATAAATCCGGCGAAGCCATAGGTGTTGGCGCCGGCCGCCTGCAAGTCCTGAAGCATCTTGAGAGCGGCTTGTGCCTTCGCCTGTGCTCCCTCAACATCGCCAGCACGCAAGGCCTCGCGTGCGCCGACCTTAAGTGCCTGAGCCGCCCCGTAGGACGCCTCGCCGCCAGAGTTCATTCCAGCAATGGCGTCTTGGTAGCGCTTTTCGATGTCCAGGCGAGCATTGCGAACTTTCTCCAGCTCGCTGTTTGCCTTCTTCTCTGCCGAGATCAGCGCTTTTACGCCCTGCTCGGACGCCTTGACCATGCGGTCTTGCTGGGTCTTCAGGTCAGAGATGTACTGGTTGCGCTGGCTGATTTCCTTCTCTCGAGCGGCTTCACCCTCGGCACTGGCCGCATCAGCAATCGCCTTCATCTCTCGGCTCAT